GCATATAATCGCTGATCACGATTGTATGCATTTGTTTCTAGGGGCTCCTTTATTGGAGCCCTAGGACGGTCTCATCCCGTCTGTCTACTTGGTTGTTTCTACATGTCCATAGGTCGAAGAATCATACCGAGGAATGGAGTGATGGAAATAACCATTTTAGGCTGTCTTCTACATGTAGTATGGTCGATGAAGTTTTCCGATTGCTGCATGATGGAAGATTGGCCGAAAAGGGTATGTTATATATTCGGTAGCTTGACGAATTTTCCAAGTGCCGCGTACTGTTTCATATCCGCCCGCTGCTTTTGCAGCTAGATGAGAACCCCCCCCCTGATCACAACCCCCCTCCCCCCCATTAGATTGGGATGGTTTTCGTAAGAAGGGTTGCACCATAGTAAGCAACTGTCTGTAATTTGGAACGCTAATGTTAGAGCGAACCGTAGTCAGACATTAGATTTCTTTGTTTTTAAAATTGTCAAATAAAAAGGTTATTTTGCCATGTATGTTTTACTTGCTGACAGCAAATCACATTCGCGCCCGCCTTTGGAAGGTAAGCGCTCCGTGTTGTCGTGTCAAAGGCTCGTTGATGTATCTGTTTTGGATCATAGCCTCTCAGTTTTATAAACTCACGCTAGCATCACGATGGACAACTGCGTTGAATTATCCGCAGTATGCACCCTAGGTCTTCACTTTGACACGCATGCCAATTTCGGGCGCGTTTGTGTACTCACTGAGGTAAAAATCCATAGTGCGTGTCACCCACACGTTAAACAGGGGTATTCCCTGACTGGGAAGAAAAATATACGTCTTTCAAACTCGAATACGACTTACGCTTTCCCGATGTGCAATTTCTTTTTGCTGCCCGATGGCGTGAGCCCAAGTTTCTTTTGTTTGGATCCCAATTGCGTTGATTTTGGTACTTTTGCTGACGATTATGTCAGCATATCAGTTGCCACATCTGCTAACCGTGACACTTGTGTCTGGCGCGCAGGAATCACGCTTGAGCGGGAGCACGATGCCCAAATGCTCTCTGCAGCTCTTTTGCTGTATGGAGACATTTGCGATCCCATCCCCTATTACAGGGGGAGACATATTCCTCTGGAGATGTCTCTGGAAGCACTACGCATC